CTTCCGGCCGTCGAGCCGGCGCGTGCCGGCGGCGCAGAGCTGCAGGTTGTTGAGCCCGAACGACACCCCGCGGTTGCCGCTGTTATTGTAGTAAAACGGGCTCACGGTGGCCCGCACCAGCTGGCCGGCCCACAAATCCTCGGGGACCATGATCTCGTTTCTTTGCGCGTCGACGAGACCCGGCCGGGTCTTGCTCCAAGGCGAGATAAACACCCCGCCGTCGATGTCGTAGCCGTTATAGGATTTTTCGGAGCACGGCCGGAACGGCGAGCGCAGCCCGGCCATGAACTGCCGGTCAGTGCTCTTGCCGGGACCACATTTGTCCTCGATGCACTCCAGGACCGCTTTCTTCAGTGCCGCAAAGGCTGGGTCCTTCTGGGCGTTCAGATCAAACAAAATCGAGCACTGGTAGACTGGCTCGCTGCCGGGCGAGCGCGGCCGGGGCGAGAACAAATTGGGGAAGCTCAGGATACCGATCGGGGTACGCAGCGAGGCCATGTCCCTATGTCTCCTTTGAGTAGGCTTTGATCGCCAGGTTTTCGACATGCTGCCGGATTTGGTTGATGTTGGCGGCAACGGTTGACGGGCGGGGATACTTCTCGATGTAGCTAGATACCGTGCGCAGCCAGAGCGCCAAGAGACGGATCTCCTCGTCGTTTGGCTCGGTCATGCCAGTAGCTTTGGTACAACGAAGTCGATGATATGCTTCAGGTCGAGGATGATCTCGTCCAGTTCAGCTCGGCTAAGAACCCGGCGGCGTTCTTCTAGCTTAATCAGCAGCCGCTCCAGGTCGAGCCACAGCATCATCATCGAAACCCTTTGAGACATCGGCAGTGTCCGTTCCAGATCATCCTGCAGCGTCGTCATCGAACTCCTCCAGGGCGTCGGTGGTATCGTCGCGGCCGAGCTTGAGCCCCGAGGACCGAGCCTCGACCATCGTCGTCGCGGCCTGGTCCCAGATCAGGCGCCCCTTGCGGGTGCGGTGGAGTTGCCGCTCGATCTGGGCCGGGGAGCGAACCCGGGTTTCCCAGATCTCGTCGTGGCTGGCGCCGAGGTCGGAGAGGCGATGCGCGATGTCGGTGTCAGGGGCGAGCCACTTGCGGGTGGCTTTGGTCGGGACCAGACCCCAGCCCGGGATACGCACCTGGTGCTGCAGCTGGTCGATCGCGAACTCGCGGATCCGGGCGATCCACAACTCGGCCCGCTCGGCGGTGTCGAGGGCTTTGGCCAGTTCGTCTACCGCGGGCAGCGCGTTGTCGGGATCGAGGTTGAGGTCGTCGTCGAACTCGGCCTTGGCCATCTCCAGGGCGTCGGCCATCAGCTTGGGACAGGCGTGCGATACCGGACAAAATCTACACCAGGACCCCGGGACCAGAGGCGCATCCGGCTGAGCGCAGGCTTCGACCCCCGGGACCAGCACCTCGTCGACCCACATCAAGAGGTCGACTACATCGATTTCCCAGGATCGGATCGGGGAAACACCCGAGGCGTGCGGCTGCACAATGGTGAGTTTTACCGTCTTTACCTGATCGCGCTGGGCTGCCGGCAAAGCGCCCAAGACCCCGGCGCCATAGAACATCAACTGCGGGTTCTCGACCGCGGAGACAGTAATGCCGGACCCGTTCTTGTAATCGACGACCTCCAGGATTTCACCGGACACAATCCCGGCATCGACTGTGCCGAACACAGGGACCGGGGGGCGTCCGGGAAAGTAGCTGTCGAGATCGACCCGAAACTCGACATCACGCCAGTCAGCATCAGGTCTCGGCTCCGGACCGCGACCGCAGGCTTCATAAAAATAGTCCAGCATGACGTGAATACCGTCGATAAATGCCTGATCGACAGTGATGAGGTGCCCGTCCCGGGACCACACCCGACCCAACTCGGAGGGCAGGACGATTTCGACCCCGCTTGTCACCGCGTTCTCGATGTACTCGTGCGCCAGGGTCCCGGTCGCGGCATAGATCGACGACGGTCGATGCGGCGCGGTCTGTGACAACCGGAAGGATCCCGGGCAGCTGAGCCAGCGATAGGCGCTCGACGCCCCGAGAAGGCTGTGCTCGGTCATGTGCGGCACACCCGGCATTGCAGAGCTTTTAGGGGATCGTCTTTGCGCGGCTTGGGCTGCCGGCCGGTCTCGAACTCGGCACCCAGCTCGGCTAAAGCCGCCGGCCAGCTATCGCGGCCAGGGCTACGCCAAGTGGCGCCATAGACGGCTTCCTGCACGGCGGCATCATCAAAGATGTCCCGGTGATCGAGCCACAGCTGATACCACTCGGTCAGCCGCTGAAAAAAGCATCGGGCGCAATCGGTGCGTAGCGGGATCTCGACACCGCGAGACCGCAGATACTCCCGCACCTCGGACAGCCCCCACTGCCACTCGCGCAATGGGAAGGCCGATCGCACTCCCGGCACATTGGCATAGTCGCCGCCCTCGCGGTCGGGTTCGTCAAAGCGTAAACCGACATAAGAGATAATTTCGTCGTGCTGCGTCTGCTGCTGGATCAGCCAAGAGGCATAGGGCTCGATTTTCAACATCCGGGTGCAAAACCGCATGCGCCAGTTGGGGATCGCGTCTTCCTCGTGAACCAAACCCTGCAAACCCCCTTTGCGCATGATCGGGACCAGAGGCTTTCCCAGCAGCTCGGAGAGCTTGCGCCAATGCGCGAACATCTCCGGCAGCTCGTCCCCGGTCGGGGTGCAGACGTAGGTGTAGTCGATGTTCGGGTGCAGCTCGCGCAGGCGCAGGGCCATAGCCGAGCTGTCCTTGCCGCCGGAAAGAGCCACGACGTGGATCACGCCTGGGCGCCCATCACCTTGTGAGAGATCGCCAGAACTTCGCGGTAGAATTGGTGCCCCTTCTCCAGCGGCACGTCGTAGAACTTCGCGACGCCGTATTGCTTCTGCAAAAGCTTCACTTCCGCCACCTTGCCGGCGGCATACATCTGGCGCACCAGGGCGAGACCAGCCTCCTTGGCTTCGCCAGGTGACATCGAGGGATCGGCGAGACCCATGTCGTCGGTGTCGGCGTCGGGCTCGTCCCCGACCAGCTGGTCCCCGAGGTCCTCGGCCGCGCCATTACCGGGCACCGCTTTGGCAGCCTTGGCGGCGCGCGCCTTGGCCGCGGCGGCCTGCCGCCCGGCCAAGGCGGCCTCGGCCCGAGCAGGATCAGACGGGATCGACGAGGGGTTGACCTTAGCCGGCTCCGGCCCCGGCTCCAGGTCCGGCGCGATCGGCATACCCTGCCGATCGTCCAACAACATCTCGTCGTTGTTATTTGACGTCAACAGGTGCCGGAACATCCGGCGGAACTCGGCTCGTCCTGCAGGAGACCCGAGATCGAAGGTAAAATTAAGCTGCGCTTGCATGGGTATCTCCTTGCAGGATGCTGATTTCATCGGCCTTGCGGCGGAACACCCGGATGATCTGTTCGTCGAGGGTGCCGGGCAGGAAAAGAAAGCTCGCCAGGACGCTGTCGCGCTGGCCTAGCCGGTGGGCGCGGGCGATCGCCTGGACGTTCTCGCCGGGGACCCAGGAAGGCTCGACGATCGCCACCTCGTTTGCCGCGGTCAGGGTGATCGCGGTCCCGGCGGCGAGGATCTGGCCGATAAAGAGCCTGGTCCCGGCCCTAGTCTGAAAGTCCTCGACCGCCAGCGCCCGGGCATTAGGCGAACTCTCGCCCGTCACCACGACGGGATCGAACTCCAGAAGACCGCGCCGCAATTGCTCGATCACGTCGTGGTGCCAGGCGAACAGCACCATCTTTTCGGTTGATGCCAGCCGTTCCTGAACCCAAAGGATCGTAGGGCTGGTCTTTAACAATCCCAGTTCGCGCCGCACCGTGGCGAGCGCCGCATCGGGATTGCGCAAGGTCTTTAACAACTCGTCGTCGGTCATGTAGCGGCCGGAATAGGCCAGCTTTGCCGCGGCGCTGCGCACCGGCGCCGAGATCCGGTCGAGCCACTGGCCCGGCGCCGGCAACGGGATGTCCTGCAGGATTAACGGTGGCAGTTCGTACAGGACCTCGATCTTGCGGCGGCGCAGCACCACGCCCTTGAGGCTGTGCCGCAAGATCGTCTGGTTTTTGCTGCCGGTCACCTGGCGCCCAAACGGGGTGTCCCGGTAGCGGGTGAACCGGTCCTCGAACTCGACCTGGCTCAAGGCCCGCCCGGTGTGGGCTTTTAGGAGGTCAGGCCAAAAGGTCCGGTAGTGCTGCCACAACTCGCCGGCGTGATTGGGGGTCGGGGTGCCGGTCAGTAAGATGACCCGGGCGGCGCTGGCCTGGACCCCGGTGCCGGAACCGCGATGACCATAAAGCGCCAGCGTGCGGTTCGACGGGTTTTTCAGATAGTGCGCCTCGTCGAGGATCAAGAGATCAAGCCGCCGGGAGCGCAGATGGTTGGCCAGTTGGCTCTGTCGGTCGGAGAACTCGTCATAGCCGACGATCAGGACAAACTGCGGCCGGTCGAGGCAAAGTTTGATATCGGTGATTTTGGTCCCGGGTTCCATCAGGACGACGCGCGAGGACCAGCCCCCTAGCCAGCGCTGGATCTCGGCCTGCCAGACCCGCCGGGCTGTGGCGGGACAAACGATCAAAACCCGGTCGGCGCCACAGGCTTCGGCCGCGGCGAGGGCTTCCAAGCTTTTGCCGAGCCCCATCTCGTCGGCCACCAAGACCGCCCGGTTGATCTGCAGTTGCTGGCAGATCCAGTCGATGCCTTTTGTTTGGTAGTCCCGGAGCGGTGGTGTGGCAGCCGCGGGCATGAAAATCCCCTGTCCCCACAAGCTGTTAGGAGCTTGGGGTTCTTTGGTTAACAGGGGCTAGATTGATCGTGCGCTGTGCGTGGTGTCAAGCCGAAAAGCACAGCGCACCTACACAGATTGCTGATTGGCCCCAAACAGTGCCAACAGCGCCGCCTCGGCCCGGCCGTCGTCCTTGGCGCGGGTGAAGTTGGCGGCGTTGTCCGGGAACAATCTTGCCGCGATCAGGCGCGCCTCGTTTTTGTCGGGACCCATCCGAAAGGACCGTTTCCATTCCTGCGGTGTCACCAGCTGGGTCGGTATGCCGAGCGCCGCCAAGACGCCGCGGGCCAACCCATAGGACAAGCCAAAGCTGAAAGAACTGGTAACCCCTTGACGGGGCAGGGCGTGGACCCGCTCGATCCAGGCACAGTCGGGCTGGTACACCTTGAGGATGTCGGCCAGCCAGAACTCGCTGAGTTGGCGTCGGTGGTGCTTGCCGACCCGGATCAGGGTCGAGGGCATATCGCAGACGACAAGCGCCGCGAGATCGGTGTCCAGCATCGCCAAGGCGCCATTGGCACCGGGGTCAACCCCGAGAACGCGCATTTCTGGGGGCCGGTGCCGTAGTAAACTCGTCGTCGTCGACGAGAAACTCCAGACACGAGTGCCCCTCACGCTCGATACAGTAGAACACAGCAGCGATCCATTTTGTCGGGATCTGCCGCCCCCGCCACATCTGCACGGTGTTGTACACAAGGCCGTGTCCAGGGCAGTGGCGGTCCAGCAACGTCAGCAAACCTCGGGCGCCGGCAAACACCCGGAACACGTGGGGCACGTCGATCTTGACCACGCGCTGGGCCTCCTCTTCTAATACAGCCGCGCACCGTAGAGTTTTGTGGGGACGGTGTAAAGGGCTTGGGCAATGTGGGGTGTTGTCGGGCTTCACAACATCTTGTGTGGTAAAACACCGTAGGCCCACTACAGGTAAAACCCTAATAACATAGGTCACGCCACCGGCCCACGCCAGGCTCGCTCCGGCAAACCCTCTACACAAGTTGTTGTGTGCCACCACATCCTGTGTTATGTGGTTACGACCACATAACACAGGATGTGGTTTGAGAGGACCGGATGGCACAGCCCAACATAGCAGACCTGAACGACGAAAAACCCCTTGAGGGTGTCGGCCCACGCGCGCAAGATAGCCCCACACCACAAAGTGTGGGGACAAAATATGCTGGAACAGAGGCGCCGCGCACAACAACACAGAGAGTGTTCCAACCCAGAAACCGGGCCAGAAACCAGGCGTTCGCCGCACGATTGCGTGACGCTATGAACCGGGGCGGTTTGCATTCCTCCGAGGTAGCCCGACGGGTCTGGGGCACCACCCGGGACAAACGCGGCCACAATGTCGCCCGCAGCCGAGACCGCATCGGGCACTATCTCAACGGCGTCAGCTACCCCAGCCCGGAAATCATGGCCCGGCTGGCTGCGGCGGTGGGTCTCTCGGTGGAAGAGCTTGCTGGCGAGCCGGCGGCAGACCCGGCGCGCTCTCGCCCTCAAGGGTCGAGCGCCAAGCATCCCGCGGTTGCTGGCGCCAGCGGCGACCTGATCCTGACATCGCTGCCGGCGCAGCCGACCAAGATCCGCATCCAGGTCGACCGGGTGATCCACTGGAAACTCGCTGCCAGCATCCATGCGATGCTCAAGGAAGCCGAGACCGGCGAGAAAGCCGCGACCGACGAGAGTGTCGAAGACGACGGCCCGCAGCCGGGCGACCTCATCCAGGGCGGTCTAGCCAGTCAATGAAGTACCTGACGCAGCACGAGGCAGCCCTCTTGTTGCGGTGTTCCGTTCACAAGATCGCGCGGCTGCGGCGCCAGGCCGGACTGCCGTGGATAGCAGGCCGCCCTGTTCTCATACCGGAGGATGATTTTCACAGATGGTTGCGAACCCAAACCGTCCGGACATCGGCACCTACCGTAAGATCCGGCTTAGGACCAACAAACAAGGCTATTGGGAAGTCTGGTGGACCGACGCCACCGGCAATGGCTACCTCACCCGGCGCGAGAGCACGAAGACAAAGGACCGCGCGCAGGCTGAGGCTTATCTCGACAGCTTCTGCGCCGACGCCCGGGGGCAAGCTACCGTAGCGGTGGCACGGGCGCCAACGGTCGACGAGTTGGCCCGCGGCTGGCTGCAGTTTGTCGAGGTGCAGGGCAAGGCCCGGGTAGGCCGGTATGTGCTGGCCGCGGTCAGGACCGAGCTGGGGCACTACACCGCGAGGCAGATCGACGGCATCGTCCTGCAGGACTATGCGAGGGTGCGACAGCGCAGTGCCGGGACCATCCGGCGCGAGTTGGGGGCGTTGCGGACGGTACTCATATGGGCCGCCGACACACGTCAGATCAGCCGCGACGAGGTGCCAAGCTTTAAGCGGATCTTGCCGCCGCCGGGACCGCCGCGCGCAAAGTTCCTCGACGAGGCACAGGAGAAAACCTTTTGGGACGCCGCCGTGGCCTGGGGCGAGGCCGGCCGCTGGACGCGGCGAGCGGACCGCGAAGCCGCTCACCGGGTGATGCTGTTCGCGTGTTTGGGGCTGGAGACCGCGGCGCGACGGCAGGCGATCCTCGACCTCACCTGGGACCGGGTGGATTTGGGCCGCGGGACCATCAACTACCAGGTACCGGGCAGGAGGCTCACCAAGAAGCGCAGGGTGCAGGGTTTGCCGATCAGCGATAGATTGATGCCCATCTTGAAAGAGGCGTGGCTACGGGCTCCCAAGGACGCCGCAGGGCATCCTTGGGGCCGGGTCATCGGGGTCAACCATATCGGCGATGCCTTCGCCCGGTTTGCCCGCACGACCTCGACGCCGTGGGTGACGCCGCATGTCTTGCGGCACACCTGGGGCTCGCTCAAGGCGATGCGGGGGGTGCCCTTGTACGACATCGCGCAGGTCATGGGTGACACGATGGCGACGATCGAGGCGAACTATCTGCACCTGTCGCCCGATCATCTGCGCCGGGCCGTCAACGCATGATCCAAAGACCCACCCCACCGGCCGACATCAAACGCTGGACGCAGAAACGAAAAACGGAAGTCCTCTTGGCCATCGACTGCAGAGACATCAGCATCGAAGAAGCGTGCCGTCGCTACCACACGTCCACGGCAGAACTTCTTGAGTGGCGAAAATCTGCACGGTCGCGTCGGCGGACCCGACCATCTGCGCCGGGCTGTTAAACGCCTAGCCCCCCGCCTAGCCCCCCGCCTAGCCCCCTAGGCCCGACGCGGCGAGGGCGGCGGTCCCGACAGGGGCCGCCTCACGTGAGGAGATCAAATGACCCCCGACGAACAAGAGGCGCTTTCCCGCCTCTACAGTGACGATGTGATCCAGCTGCTGCCCCTGAAGTCGGGGGCAGTAGCGGTCTTCAACAACGCCCGGGAGTTGTGTGGTATACTGCCGGACCAATACCAAGGCTGTTTGTCCGGTATATTGCGTGTGTGGTTCCCTCCTTGAGTGAGGCTTGGTCGCGAGGAGGTCATGATTTGGTTTCTGCTGAATAACGGGACGCCCGCGGTCCTTGGGCTGATCCCGTCTTTCCTGTCTGAGACCGACCCGCGCAGCGCCGCCAAGCAGATCGACGCGCATTACATCAGCGGCTGGCGCCCGCAACCGGGCTTCTCAATGCGGACGGACGGTGCGCTGCTCTACCCTGGCGACCCACCCATGCTGCCGCTCGCCCTGTTCGACCTGCGGCGCGAGATCGTCCGGGTCTACAAGTACGGCTACGCCTCAATCACCCAACCGGATGGCAGCTTCGAAGTCTGTCTCCTGGATTGACCTTCCAAACGCGGCGAGGGCGGCGATCCCGACAGGGGGATCGCCGCCCTCTTTTTGTTTGGCGACACGACATCACCAAGCCCCACACACAACCCAGACGCGGGACACCACTCCCGGCCGAGAGGACAACCTAAGTTGCCGCGCCCGATATAGCGCGCCTCGGGTTTTTTGGCAAGATTGGGGCGAAAACCCATTGCCAGGCGCTGGTGCGCGGGCGCAGGCTGTGTATGCGGCAAGTGCGTACACCCGCACGGTCCCTGCCTACACGACGACCCCACACATCCCACCGATGCTGAGAGGATGCGGCCCCATGTCCGCCGTCGACACCCGAGTTGTGCCTTTTCCGGTATCCAACGAGCAGTTCTTGCAGGCGGTCTTTGGCGACCGCTGGGGCGAAGCCCTGGTGGCGTATTTCCTGGGCGACCCGGAAAAGTCTGCCGACTGGCGGGTCTACCCCGCGGCCGATGTCCTGCGGGTGATGACGCCTAGTATGAACAATTACTGGGATGTCAGCCTGCCGGTCCCGGGCGGCAGCCGTCAGGGGCAGGATTTCGGCGCGCTCTACGCGATCGTCCTGGATGATTACGGGGTCAAGGTGGTGGCCGACCGAGCCCGGACCATCCTGGGGCCTCCGAGCTACATCATCGAGACTTCACGACAAAACTTCCACGCGGGCTGGTTTATCGAGCCACTCACCGACCACGCCTGGGTCACCGGCATGCTGCGGGCCTTGTACGAGGCGCTGGGGCGCACCGGGGACAACCTGGTCAAGCCGACTACCCTGGTAAGATTACCGGTTGGGACCAACGGTAAAGCAAAGAACGGCGCAGCCGGGTTCCCGGTCAAGCTGGTGTACTGGAAGCCCGACACCCGCATCGATCGCCTGGACTGGCCGGCGATCGAGAAGCGCCTGGGCACGATCACACCGACCCTTCCGAGGGTGAGCTTGCTCACCGGGATGCCCGACCCGGCCGAGATCGAGGCGGACCTGGTCCTGAAGGTGTTTCGGGACCGCGGCATGGTCCTCGACCACGGCCGGAGTATGCCGTTTGGGTGGGGCTTCGAGGTGATCTGCCCGTGGGCCGGTGAACACACCGATCCCCGGTCGGCCGCCAGCTACGTCCCGGTCAAGGAGCGCTTCAAATGTCATCACGGGCACTGCGAAGACCGAAGTATGGCGGATGTCCGGGCCTGGGCCGATGCCTCGATCCGGGAGGACAGCGGCGGCCTGGAGAGCCTGGCCCGGCTGGAGTTCGACGATGTCGAGCGCATCGGCCCGGGAATAGCCCCGCTTATCGCGGCAGTCCCTAGCGAGGCTCTCGACTTATGGGACGAGCCGATACCGCCGAGTTGGCCTGGGGGTGTTTTCAAAGACCAGGTCGAGAGCGAGATTGCCGCCTGCGCCCGGCAAAACGAGTTCGATCACGGTGGGCTTGCGACGGCAGTCCTGGCAGCCGTATCCGCCGCGGCAGACAAGCGGCTCCGGCTGCGCCCGTACAATGGCGCCAAATGGACCACGCCACCGATCATCTGGGTGATGCTGATCGGCGACAGCGGCAGCATGAAGTCGCCGATCTGGGAGACCGCGATGGAGCCGGTGCAGAAGGCCCATAACGCGGCGATGGCGCAGTGGAAGACGGCGCAAACCCAGTATCGGGCGCAGCCGGCCGCGTATCGGCAGCAGAACCTGCCGCCGCAGATCCGGCCGGTGCTGGTGAACGATGTCACGGTAGAGAGTGTGCAGATCGCGCTTAGCCATACGCCGCGGGGGCTGGCTTATGTGCGGGACGAGTTGTCGGTGGTTCTGGATTTCGACCGGTACGCACAAACCCCCGGAGGCGGGCAGTCGTCTCGGGCTTTCTATCTGGAAAGCTATGAAGCCAAGCCCTTCACGCTGATCCGGGTAAAGCGCGGTGCGCTTCACCTGGATAATACCGGGCTAATGATCGGCGGGGGCACTCATTTGTTTCGAGTGTTGGATCACCTCAAAATTACAGGGGATGGGTTGATGCAGCGATTTATCAAGATAAAGCTCAAAAACGGTCCCGAGACAGGGGTCGTAACGGGCGTGACTTATACTGGAATACCGACGCTTGATGCGGCGATAGAGCGTCTACTGTTGGTAAGTCCTTTTGATGAATACACGTTGTCATCGGAAGGTGAGGCGTTAATACGGCAGACGCAAGCCGAGGGCCGCACGCTCGCCAGAACCACCGACTTGGGACAGGCTTTTGCCGCAGAAGCGCACAAAATGCACGGGCTGCACGCCCGTGTTGCGTTGATCCTGCATCTTCTGGAGACGCCGGCTCAGGACGTAATTGGTCCGGATACCGTCCGTCGCGCCAAGAAGTTCGTGAACTACGAGATGGCGCACAGCGCGCAGCTGTATATGCAAGCGGAAAAACGCGCGAGCACCCAGGCGATCGGAAGTTATCTGTTGCGGTTGTTGCCGCGCCAAGTCAGCGCTCGCGATCTGATGCGGAATGTCGCCGTCTGCCGCAACATGACCACCAAGGAACTCAACATCGCGATGGAGCCGCTCGTCAACGGTGGCTGGGCCAAACCGGCCGAGCCGTATCCCAACACAAATCGTGTATGGTTTGTGAACCCGAGGCTCCAGCAGATTTTTCCGGAGCGACTAGCCGAAGAGACCGCCCGCGTTGCCGCGGTGAAACAAGCGATGAACCAGCTCGGGCGCTATCGATAGAAAATTTGTCGATGAAAGCGATACGCAGGGGGGGGTATATAGATAGATATAAAAAGGGATAAAAACCCCCCCTTGTATATGTATCGACCATTATCGACGCTTTGTAACACTGAACTAGTCAGTTCTAGTCAGTTCTAGTGCGCTCTAGTCCTGCTCTTAGTTTCGTTCTAGGTCCCAGAGGAGGCACCACAAGATGTCACGCGTATTGTTTACAATCGAAGAGGAGGAGTTGGACGGTGATTACGGCGTCTGTGTCCCTGGATTGATCGTGACCTGCAGCCGCTGCGGGCACTCGGTCGAGGTGTTCGGCACCGAGGAGGCTTCCGTGAAGCGCGGTGCGGTCATGTTGCGCGAGGAGTGCCCCCGGGGGGATAAGAACTTTTATGTCAAGACAGAAACCGGCGTAGGGATATGGTGATGTCACGTTTTATCAAGACCCGAGGACGAGAGTGAACCGGATTAGCGCCAACCTCGCACCCACCCCGGAGCGCTGGCAGCACGGCAACATCGCCCGCAGCCCGGTTATCGCCGACAGCACCGGTGCTGTCGGTCATCCCTGGCATTGCCGCAGTCTGTTGGACAATCTGCTGGCCCGTCGCGAGATCGCCTCCCAGGAACACGCCGCCGGCCTGCAGTTTAGTGAACTGGCCAGACGCGCCGCGGTGCCGACGCTGCAGGCTAGCGATCTGATGCGGGTTCGCAGCAGCGGGCGGCTTCGCGACGGCAGCGGCAGCGAACGCGCCCGCCACCAACTCGGTCTCGCCCTCGATGCGCTCGGCGGTCTTGGCAGCCCGATGGGTAGCCTCGCCTGGGATGTGCTCGGCCGCGATGAAAGTCTCTCGGCCTGGGCGCAGCGGCAGACTTGGATCGGTGGCAGGGGCGGAGCCGCTAAAGGCGTGCTGATGGCCGCATTGCCAGTGCTGGCGCTACATTTCGGCTTGACACGCCAGGTACCCACCAGATAGGGGGTTAGGTGCATGTTGCGACCATGCCGGCGGCGGGTGGGGCGGGTTCGATGATCCCCCGTTATCAGCCCATCCCTCAAGCCCGACCCGTCTACCGAGCAAGGATGGCCTCAGAAATCGCATGTCGTGGCCGCCAGTGGGGCTAAAGCGTTTCGCTGGTGGTTTTGCCCGTCAAAACCTTTACCCCATCTGGCGGGCTTCCAGGGCGATTTATGAGCCATACCCCGACGAGGCAAGGAAGGTCCGCGACTGAGATTGTAGGGCCACTTTCGGCGTAGCGGTCGATCATGAAATCGGCAAATAGCTTGTCGCCAAGCTGTTTGCGCAAAGTTTCAAGGACCGCCCGGCGTTCGCGTTGACTGCGCCGATTGGCGTTGTAATTGGTGGACATTCTGCTTCCTAGGGGATTTTGAGGGCAAAGGCGGGAATATGATCTGCGAGGCTTGCCACGGCACCGGGTATCTGGCGGATGCCAAGCCGCCCCAGCCGTGCCCAGCCTGCGGCGGGGTCGGGTTCGGCTATTGTTGCGAGGGCTATGTCGCGGACATCAATGCTGCGGTGCTCGCGCTGGCGCACGAGAGCTCCGCGCAAGGTGACGATTTGCACGGTCGGGAACACATTTCTTCACCGGATTGCTGGTGCGGTCCGACACCAGATCCGGTAGTTCCGGATGTGTTTATTCACCGGGATTGCGGGTAGCTAACAGTTGCAGCAGCGCCACATATGCGCTCGCGTATCGTGGCACTGCCATATCGCCTTTCACCCAGCGGTGAACGGTGTTCGGCGACACGCCCAAAACCTCCGCCAGTGTAGTCTGACGGAGGCTGAGGGATTTGAGGGCGGTGCGGAGTTCGGGGCCGGTCATCGAATTGCGTATTTGTAGGGGTTGCCGTCTTCGTCGATCAGCCAGCCGTACTCGTGGCCCTGCCACACGATGCGGTCTTCGTCTTCCGGCTCGTCATCGGTCAGGGTGCAGCCGGGGATCAATTCAATATCGGCGCCTGCGGTGTCGCGATGCTCGTCGTCATCGTCGTAGCCCATGTGATCTTCGCGTTCCATCTCGCGGTGCCCGGCGATCGCCTGGTTAACGCCGGCCTGGTCGCCGTCTACCGGGGAGCCGATCAGCAGGGTTGTGCCGGGTGATGTTGCAATGACGAGTGTGTACGTGGTCATTTTGATGTGCTCCGGGTTCGGGGTGTGTCTGTCTGACAAGACAGAAGATAGTTGACGCCACGTCGAGTTGCAAGGGTAAAAAGCTACGCTATGTCGATTTATGTGCGGGCGCCCTGATGCGCGACGGTGACGTCGAGGCCATGCTCGCCAAGCTCGATGCCATTATCGCGCTGCTAAAGGAATTGTGCGCGCTCGCGCGCGCGGGCGAGGGGGAGCGGGACGCTGACCTTGCAGCGTGAACTTCGTCGTATCGCCGACGCGATCGACCCGCCACCCAAACGCAGTCGCGGCCGGCAGTGGACGTTCTCGGAAGAAATAGCCGGGGAAATACTCGACAGGCTGGCTGCCGGCGAACGGCTCGAAGATATCTGTCGCGAGGTGCATCTGCCACCTGCGAGTACAGTGCGATCGTGGGCTATTGAGAGAGAACCGGTTAGAAATGGCGCGACACCGTTTGCGGAAAGATACGCACGCGCGAAAGCTATCGGCCTTGAACGCTTGGCGGATGAAGTAATCGCCATTAGTGATGCGTCGTGTATTGGTCTTAATGGTGAAGCGGACAATGCTTTAGTTCAGAAACAGCGGCTACAGGTCGACAGCCGCAAGTGGATGCTTTCCAAGCTGCTGCCGAAACAGTACGGCGACAAAGTCACTCAAGAGCTAGTCGGCAACCCCGACGCGCCGATTGTGACGCGCATTGAGCTGGTGCCGGTCGCACCGATCACGCGTCGTTTGCCAAAGCCGGAAACCGAGTAACCTCTGGGGCGAGTTCTAGCTTGGGTTTGTTGCCAAAGCCGGAAACTGAGGGGTTGTCTGGCTTTCTCACGCACCGATCACGCGCTGTTTGTTTTGCAGCTAGAACTCGCCCCAGTCTCGCTTGGGTGAACCCCAGACATACGAGACGATGAGACGTTATTTGCGTCTCATCAGGGTCGAAATGATGGTTAAGAGACGCAGCGAGGCGCGGGTCTAGATCCTAACGAGACATCTCGTCTCTCGCTTCATGCGCTGTCGCCGTCTGGTCTGGTTAGGAGCCTGCCTCCCGGACAATCAGCAGCCAGCGCGGCTCACCTGGGCTAGGCCCCCCGGGCCACCCCCGAAGACGATGGTTCCATCCGGCTGGCTGACGGCCCCATCTCGTCTCTCGCTTCATGCGCTGTAGCCGTCTGGTCACACCGCATCCGTGTTGGGGGCGCACCGCATCCGTGTTGGGGGCGCACCGCATCCGTGTCAGCCGCACCCTCCCGAATATTTTTTTGAGGCCCGGCATGAGATCGCCACAACCTTTGCGTGTTCTAGCGCCCGCCGCGCTCGTTTTAATCTTGTCATCTATATATATGTGCGCACGCGCGCAGGTTCCTTTTCTGGCGGGGGGTGCGACGGTGAGCCTGGCGGCGACCGGGACGACCTCGCGGGTGCAGGTGCAGACGGGGCCGAACAGCAAGGCTATGCGTCTTTATAATAGCGGCACGGTGGCGGTGTTCATCGTTTGCGGCGATGTCACGGCTGTCGCGACGACCGCGAGCCTGCCGATTGCGCCGGGCACGGTTGAAGTGTTGGGCTGTGCGCAGCAGTACATTGCGGGGATCACCGGCGGCACGGCGGCGACGCTTTATATAACGCCGGGCGACGGGTTATGAGGGTTGCTGGCCTAACTGCGGCGGTGCTGCTGCTGGCGGCATCGCCGGTGGTGGCGCGGATGCACGCCGGGCCAAACGTGCTGCGTGCTGGGCACCGGCTGGCGGGGGCGATTGCGCCGTTGGATGGCGGTGGGTCTTTTGCGAGCCCGGCGGGTGCGTACAGTTTTCGCAAGCTGAAGAGCGGCTACGCTGGCCCCGGCATCAAATTGCGGCGGGCCAGCGACAACGCCACCCAGAACATCAATTTTCTGGGCTTCACCGGCTTTACCGGGGCGCCGTTGGATGTGGCGGCGGCGAGTGCGTTCTGCAGTGCCACCACCTGCACGATGGACACCTGGTATGATCAGAGCGGCAACGCGCGCCACATTGCGCAGGGCTTTGGGCCTGGGCAGCCGGATTTTGTGGCGAATTGCCTCGGCGGCCAGCCGTGCCTGCAGCTTAGTAACAGCGGCATGACGTTGCAGTCGGCCAGCGTGACGCCGGCGACGGGTGTGCAGTCTCTGTCGGCGGTGGCGAACCGCAACGCCGGGACGACGGGTGTGGGGCGGATTGCGTTGCTGAATGGCGATGTCAACCGGCTGTATACCGGCGGCGCGGCGAACACGTGGGTCTGGGACGCTGCGACTGGCGGGGGTGGCAGCCTGGCGGTGGCGGCGGCGGATGCGGCATGGCACGCCTTTCAGGGCACGCTGAACGGTGCGTCGAGCTATGCTTTTCTCGACGGGACGGCGACGACGGGGACATTGACTGGCAGCGCGGCGGCGGGGGTTTACGGCAATATCGGGCCGAGTGTGGGGAGTATCCGCGAGGCTGAGTTGATCATCTGGGACAATTACGCACTGACCCCGGCTGAGCGCGCGGCACTCACCAGCAATCAGCGCCAGTACTGGGGGTTTTGATGCGCCGGGTTTTTCCTGCTGCGACGGTGCTGGCGCTGGTCAGCACTATCGCTGTGGCTGACATGTACCAGAATATGTCGAATGTGACGAACCCGGTAGTGTCGGGCATCAAGTCGATACCGCCGGGCTCTATCCTGCCGGATCCGGGCGCCTGGGGCAGTAGTTACAGCGGGTACAATGCCAATCTGGAAGACCCGACAGGGGCTGGCGGCAATCGGTTTATCCTAAACATCCAGGGTGGTGCGGAGACGACGACGACGACGGGGCCGGGGTATGAGCGGGCTGGGCTGTTGATCCAGACATACACGCGCGATCCCTCGTCCGGGGCGCGGAACCTTGACATGGTAGGGTTGGACACGCGGGGCAGGGTCATGACGCCGAACATGCAGGGTCGGGCCTGGGGGTTATTTTCCAGCGGCCGGGTGGACGCTGGGTCGGACGGGTACGCGCTGGCGGCCGAGATGTCACTGGAGAACTTTGCAGCGTTGGATCAGCCCAACCACGACACGACGACATCGAAATACATCATGCACTTGATGCCGGCCGGCACGCAGAACGTGACGGGAGGCATTTATTTTGGCGAGGCGGCCGGTTCGGCGGCGCGGTTGCACTGCGGGCTGTGCATCAAGGCGGCGGCGATCGGGACGGCGCCGAACGACCGGGCGATTTGGGTGGGGACACCGGGATCGCCGGAGTATTTCGCGGTGTCGCGCGATGGCACGGTGAAGGCGGCCGGGATTGTCCTGCCGGTAATGCTGGGGTCTTGTTCCGGGGCGGCGCCCGGCACGCTGTGGAATAACGCCGGCGTGGTGAATGTCTGTCCGTGAGCGTAATATGACCGCGGGGCGGATCGAACTGCCGGAGAAACTGATCCCGGTGTTCAGTGGCGAGGCGTTGTATCGTGGGGCATACGGCGGTCGCGGTAGCGCAAAGAGCAGATCCTTTGCCAAGATGGCGGCGGTGCACGGGTTGCGCTGCGCCCTGGCGAAGGAAAGCGGGGTTATTGTCTGCGGCCGCGAGTTCCAGAACAGCCTCGACGAAAGCAGCATGGCGGAGGTCAAGCAGGCGATCGAGACCGAGCCGTGGCTGGCCGCTAACTACGAGATCGGCGAGAAATTCATTCGGACCCGCGACGGGCGGATCGATTTCTCTTTTGTCGGCCTTAGAAGAAACATCGAGAGCGTCAAATCGACCGCCAGGATACGCCTTCTGTGGGTCGACGAGGCCGAGCCGGTATCGGAGATGGCGTGGCAGAAGGCGATACCCACGGTCCGCGAGGAGAATGCGGAAATCTGGGTGACCTGGAACCCCGAGCGGCGCGCCAGCGCCACCAACCAGCGATTTCGCGTCAACCCGCCGGAAAACAGCAAGATTGTCGAACTGAACTGGCGCGACAACGCCTGGTTCCCGTCGACCCTCGATCAGATCCGCCGCGAGGACGAGGCGAAGCGGCCGGAGCAGTACCCGCACATCTGGGAGGGCGAGTATGCAATCGCCCACGCCGGCGCCTACTACGCTAAATTTCTGTCGGATGCGAGCCAAGAGGGCCGCATCGGCCGGGTCACAAAGGACCCGCTGCTGGCGGTGCGGGCGTATTGCGATTTGGGCGGCACGGGCGCCCGCAGCGATGCGTTCGCGATGTGGGTTTGCCAGTTTGTCGGTCGCGAGGTGCGGGTGCTCGATTACTACGAGGCGGTCGGGCAGAGCCTTGGCGTGCATGTCGATTGGCTGCGCGAGCGCGGTTGGGGCAAGGCGCAGATTTTTCTCCCCCATGACGGCGCGACCCATGACCGGGTCTATGACGTGTCGTTTGAGAGTGCTTTTCGGGCGGCCGGGTTCAATGTGGAGGTGATCCCCAACCAGGGTCGCGGCGCAGCGCGGGCGCGTATCGAAGCGCTGCGGCGGTTGTTTCCGAGCCTCTGGTTTAATGCCGACACGACCGAGGCGGGGCGCGATGCTTTGGGTTGGTATCACGAACGCCGCAGCGAAGACGTGCGGGACGTTGGACTGGGACCCGAGCATGATTGGGCGTCTCATTCGGCCGACGCTGCGGGGCTCATGGCGGTGGCGTACGAGACCCCGGCCGGGCGGCCGAAGGCGATCCGCTATCCGCAACTTGGTATCGTATAAAACACAGGAAAATCAATGACACAGAGTGACAGTGTGATGTTCACTGAGCTGCAGGAGCGCGTGGCGCGTCTGGAGGTGCTCGTCGACAATCTGCGCGAGCGCTGCACCGAGCTGGCGGGCCTCGTTCACGGTCACGAGGAGAGCCTTGAAGAATTGCTCGGGCCATCGCCGGATCACGCCGCAGCCCGCAAGGAGAAGAACCAATTGTACGGGCGCGGCACCGGGCGGCGGGTGGTGTCATAGTGCCGTCAAAATCGCCGGCCCAGCGCCGCACGATGGCGGCGGCGGCGCATAACCCGGCATTTGCTAAAAAGCTCGGTATCCCACAATCCGTCGCGCGTGAGTTTAACAAGGCCGACGCCGCCAAACGGAAGCCTGGCAAGAAGGCGACAACCCGATGAAAGCGAAGCCAAAAGGCCACCCGCCTAAGACGGCATTGGAGAAGGGTTTGGTTGCGCTGGCTAAAAAGTACGATTTGGCCGAAGTGACGGCAACCAAGCGGAAGCCGGGCAAGAAGGCTCGTTGATGATCGGCAATTTCGGCACCGACTACCAGCAGCCCGTCGCGCAAGGGCTCGACCTGCCTGACGGGCTGGACGAAGACGAAGTAAAACAGGTCGTCCAGCAGGAATTGCAAGCGGCGCTCGGGCAGGATGGCGGGAGCCTAGCGCAGGAGCGGCTGCAGGCGCAGAAATACTTTGCCGGAGAGCCCTTAGGCAACGAGGTCGAGGGCCGCAGTCAGCTTGTCTTCAAGACGGTCCTGGAGGCTGTCGAGTGGGCCTTGCCGGCACTCTTGCGGATTTTTACCGCCTCGGATCAGATTTGCATCGTCGATCCGCCGCGGCCGGGGCTGGAGGCGCGCGCCGCCCAGGCAAGCGAGTACCTCAATCATATTTTTCACCGCGACAACCCCGGCTTTATGATCCTCCATGACTGGCTGTTCGATGCGCTCCTGGAAAAGGTAGGCTGGGTAAAGTATTGGTGGAACACCCAGAAAACTGTCGAAAGCAAGACTTATACCGGGCTGACCCAGGAGCAATACGACGCGCTGTTGGGCCAGGACGCGGATGTCGAGGTGGTGAAAATCCGGCGTTACGCCCAGGACGCTGACGAGTTCAACATGGATCGGCCGCAGGTGCCGCCTCCTCCGCCTCTACTTCCTCCCATGCCGCCTCTAGGGCCTCCCGTGCCGCCGTTAGCGAATTATGGGCTAACTCCAACTGCGCCGGGTATAAACGGTTCCGCCATTTCTGCGGCACGCTTTCCAGGTTCAGCAGCATCATCGCCGCCGCGTGGAATGCCCCTTCCGCCGCCTCCAGGCGCTGTTCCGCTGTCAATGTCGCCGCCATCGCCTCCTCCGGTCGAGCTGATCGATGTTACTCTCAGGATTACTCGCGAACACGGCCGGGCGGTTATCGAAAACGTGCCGCCGGAAGAGATCCTGTTCAGTCGGCGGGCAAAGCGCGACGATATTCCCTACCTGTGCCACCGCCGCCGCTGGACCCGCAGCGATTTGATCCAGCAGGGCTACGACGAGGCCTCTTTGGAGGATATCCCGGCCAACGAGAGCCTGGACTGGAACCAGGAGCGGGTAGAGCGCCACCGGCTCGACGACGATACGCCGCAATACGAGCGCACCGACGCCGGCGAGCATCTCTGGATCGAAGAGAATTACGTCCAGCTCAGCCGCGACGGCAAGGCTGGCCGGACCACCGAGCTCTACAAGGTGATGACGGCCGGCAACGGTCGGGTCATCCTGACCCGCGATGGCGAGCCGTGTATCGACTGCGTTGACGAGGCGCCGTTTGTCAGCGTCACGCCGATCCCGATGAGCCACCGGTTGGTCGGGATGAGCCTGGCGGACCTGGTGATGGATCTGCAGTACGTCAAATCGGTCATCATGCGGCAGATGCTCGATAATGCGTACCTCTCCAACTGGCCGCGTATCGAAGTCGGCGACGACAGCGTCAACGAAAACACTTACGACGATCTCTTAACCCTGCGCCCCGGCGGCATCGTCAGGACAAAGCGGCTCGGCGGTATCTCGCCGATGATGATCCCCTACACCGCGGACAAGACGTTTCCGCTGGTGCAGTACCTCGACACGACGGCCGAACTGCGCACCGGCGTGGCGCGCGAGGGCAGCATGATCACCGCCGACGCGCTGAACAATACGGCGGCCAGCTCGATCGCGATGCTGCAACAGGCCGCCGGTCAGCGTATCGAATTGTTTGCCCGGATCTTCGCGCACGGCGTCGAAAAATTGATGCGCGGTGTCATGGAGTTGGTGCGCAAAAACCAGCAGCAGGAGCGGATCATCCGGGTCACCGGCGGCTATCTAACGGTCGACCCGCGCGAGTGGCGTGACGAGATGCCGGTGACGGTCAGTGTCGGGCTCGGCACCGGCAATCGCGATCAGGTGCTCGCCCACCTGATGCAGGTGATCCAGATCCAGGGGACGATCGTGCAGCAGCAGGGCGGCGTGACCGGCCCCTTGGTCTACGCCAAGGATGTTTACGCGGCACTGCACGAGCTGACGACCAATGCCGGGTTCAAGACCAGCTTCTTCAGCGACCCGAGCATGCCGCCGCCGCCGGGTTCGCCGCCGCCGGGAGGCCCACAAAAGCCTGACCCGGCGATGATCAAAGCGCAGGCCGCCATCCAAGCCCTTCAGCTCAAAGCCCAGGCCGAAGCTCAGCAGAGCCAACAGAAGGCCCAATTGGAGGCCCAATTACAGCAGCAGCAGGCCCAAGCGGAGGCGGGGCTGGCGCAGCAGAAACTGCAGCACGAATTGATGCTGGAGGAGCGCCGCTTAGCCCACGAGATGGAACTGGAGCGGCAGAAAAGTGCCAACGACATCTTGATCGCGCGGGCGCAGATGGAGGCACAGAACGAGGTGCGGCTGCAGGAGGTGCGGCTCAAATACGCTGCCGGGGCCTATGCCGCCGGGCAGGGCATCCGACCGCTGGAGCCGAACGGCGGCGGCAGCGCCTGATGGCTGACGCGCTGTCTTTGTTGCAGCAACTATTGGCGGGCCAGCCGGCCTACCGGCCGGAAGACCAAGGTGACTATCTGCGGCGGTATCTGGCGGGGACGGAACCTGGTGCGCGAGGGGCTCCTCCGGCTAATTTGTTTGACCTTGCCGGAGGGTCATCGGGACGGCTTAACCAGCCGAATACGCCGCTGAACTTGATGCCTGTGCCGTCTCCGGCCGACTGGCCGCTCGAGTTGACGGGCGGCGGCTACTCGATGGGCGGACGAGCCGGGAAAACCAGCGAGCCGCTAAACCTGCAACTGCAATACAGCGTACCGGGACTGCCGATCGACCTGTCGGGCGGGTACGCGATGCCGATGGGTAGGGGATCGGGGTCGGGGAACTTTATGGCGCGCTACCGGGTGCCGTTCTGATCTGATGGCGGTGCTCGACTGGCTGCAGCAACCGCTGGGCGGCGCCAGGGATGAGGGGGCGCCGATGGCGACCCAGAACCCGCAGACGGGAGAGTTCAATCCTTGACCGGCATGCCGCGCGAGGAGATCGTGCGACGCGGTATTATTAATGGCGAGATCCCGTTGTACGGG